CCTCAACAGCATCGTGAATGGTGCGACTACCAGCAATGATTGTACGCATGACGACTACTCCATCACTACCGAGGGTTGGTAGACTTTGCTGCCCCGAGCCCCGGTGGCACTGCGCTCTGCGTTGCTAGTGATTTCGTAACACTCATCGTATTCGTAAGCGTAATCCCCGTGCGCTGCGAGGCTGAGGGAGTGGAGCACATCTGCAACGACTGCAACCGGGAGGGCGAAGTCTCTCACCCCCGCAGCGGCCTTGCGGTAGAACCAGCCATTGCGTTCTCCGTTACCAGCGGCTGGGGGTTGGGCAGCCGCGAGCCACGCTCGATAGCGCTTGAGTCTTGTGTCATCTTCCTGCACAACTTTTGGTGCAGATTTTTGTGCGGATTCATTCCACAATTCGTTGCATCCGTAAATGTTCTTGATGTCATTTAGTAAATAACGTGTGGAGTTACATAGCAGTAGCTTCGTTACAGGTTTCGTTCCATATTTATGATTTATAAATCCTGGTACTCGGAGGATGCGTGACACATCAATGGCCGCAGGGTCGCCCCCGGTGGCATGCACAACCGCTCTCTGCACACCTCTCCATACTTTGGTCTCTACCTCACCTGTGAGTAACCAATACGCCTGCGCTTTGCCAGGCGATGATTCTACCAAGATGCTTGGGGGGATAGCCCAGCTCGGTGGTACGCCTTTATCGTAATCGGCGTAAATGGCTCGCAACTTCACCAGGTTATCCATGGTGCGTCCCTTGCCATCCATGCCGTTAACCGTGCAGTAGATGTCCTTGCCAAGGTCTTCGTTGTAGATTCGCAACTTCGTTTCTAACTTGTGGTAGTAACCGAAGAAAGGTTTTTTACCAATGACTACGAAGGTTTGCGGGTCGTCTCCACAGAGTGTCTTGACAAAGGTATTGGCTGAATCCATAGTGTTAGCTACCTTAGCGGAACGATAGAAAGTTTGCAAGTTATGCCGCATGTTGATAACGTATGCTCGTATAGAAGGCGGCAAGCCGGCGCAGCTGGAGGTACTTCGTGTTCTCTTCGCTGATATCGAAAGCATTCTTGGCCTCTGCGTGCGACCGCGTGAGGAGCGAACCGGGCTTGCAATCTACTTTTCCAGCCGTGATGAGGACGGTAATAACATTTGCAAATCGCAGTGGCTCGGCTATTATTTCGACAAGCAAATCTATTTGCGGCCGGGGCTGAGGGGAAACGAATTGTATGCGGTGGCGCTGCATGAGCTTGGGCATTATTGGGGACTCGACCACACGAGGCGGGGTATAATGGCGGCCGTGCAGAACAGCAGTCCCGCTGGTAGGCTGTCGGTGAAGTGGCGACGGCGGTGCTTGCGCTCGTTAATGGGTGCGTTGCTGCGTAACAAGTTGCGGAGAATGAAATGAGCTTTGACGATGATGTCAGCTTTTATGCGCGTCAGGCGCGTATTGAGTGTGCGAAGGAGATAGAGAAAATCCGGGCTGCTTTGGTCGAAGCGATTAGGCTAGGCAATATTTTATCAGAGGTTGGACGTAAGCCAAATTCCGGTGGTCAGATGGCCTACAAGATCCAGCGTAACCCGAAGGTAGCAGCAGCGATTGAACTACTCCGCTCACCAATTTCAACTAGCTTAAACCCCGCCGTCCAACTAGCCGATGTGGAGAGAGTGAGGAACGAAGCCCGAATGGCCCAAATCTATGTTCGATGGCGACCAGTGGACCGGGCGTTACGTGCTTGCTCGCGTGCGGGTGCTGAAAACTTAGACACACCGCGTCGGTCGATTTTATATGAAATCGGCTTGACGAAATCAAGATGATGGGCGATACTCTAATCATGAAGACGGAACAAACGAACGAATGCCGCTGAGCGAATACAACAAGCCGTTGTGCATGAAGCGCGCGGCTAGAGGTCTTTGCTGCATCCTCGACGCGAAAGCATCGGGTCGCAAGCTTCCGGGGTTCGCGACCGAGCAGGAGGCACGCAATGTAGCGAACGGTCGCCCGGTTATCCGCATTGCAGCAAACACGCTGCACTCAGGAGGCGCCCGCACCATGCGCTGGTTCGTGAAGTAACCCAAACACAACCCGCCACCTGCCCCTAACCGGGGCTTTTGGCGTTAGGAGGGCAGTATGTCAAAAACTAACTGGGAATCTTTCGAGTCAATGTTCGACACACTGAGCGACGCAATGCGCGCTGAACAGCACCACCGCGAGAAAGACGCGTTCCTCAGATCCTTGCCGGACAGCCATCGCTACTATGACCTGCTTATCAAAGCTGAGAAGCTCGCGCGAGAGATCTCGGAAAAACCGTGATTTGTAACTACTTTTTCGCGTCCGTAACTGAATTTGATAGGATTATCCAAAAACAGGCGTTCGAATTATTGATACGCAGGCAAATAAGGAAGGTAGCAGCGTCATTATGCAAGCAGTTGTACAGGAAGCCGGAGCAGGAATATTCCAAAGCGGAATTATGGGGAATTGGCCATTTTCTCAAAGAGGCAAAATTGAGTCGTTATCGCGAAGATTATGGCATAATCTATCAAAAACGATAGTTTGTGTTTTGGTGGCGTGCGCCCCATTGCCGGAGCTTCAACCCCCGAACACTCGCCCGGTGTGTGAGCGGTTCGCCAGTTGCGGCGCCATCCCGGTTGCTAGCGTTGATAGCTGCGTGACGTGCATCGAAGGTATGCAGCCGGAGCGAATTTACGGTATCAGCAAGCGCTTCGAGAATCTACCTCCTGAGTTTTCTGATATCGAATGCAGCACGGTAGCGGAGATTGCCGCGTACCTGGAGCTGCAAGAATGTGTTGAAGGAGAATAGTCATGGCGGGTACGCATCCAGTTGGTAGTTATTGGTGGCATTGGGCAGAGGCAATGAAGGGCGTTTTCAAGAGGCCGTACAGCCAATGAAGAAACGGGACCGGGCTACCCTCGCTGAGTACACGTTAGCCATCAAGCAATATTTCGGTGACCGCGCCAAGTGGGTGCACATGCTTGACGGATATGGCGGACACTTACGCATCAGTTTGTATGATGTATCGTACAAAGATTTGTGCGAAATATCTAACATCTGCGGTGGGACTACCGAAATCAATGTACATCACGAGCCGGCCAGCGGTAGCGAATTCACGCCCTCTGGCGATTTCATGGAAATTATTGTGTTTGGACCGAAGAGAGAACATGAGACCTAACAAGCACGAGAGTTGTACTCGCAAGATGTCGCACTACCATAAGTGCCGATATGGTACTTACGGTTGCATCAATAAACACATTGAGCAGGCTAAGCAGCACGCCAAAGATGCGCGAGCGGCCGGAGAGCCGGAGCCAGTGCTTGAAGACGTGTTGCGTGAGCTGGAGCATTGCCAGGACGAAGCCGAACGGCTCCGGGAAGAGGAAGGCAAGCGACATGCGCAGCTAGCCGCTATTCGTCATGCTTGGGAGCGATGGAAAGAGGCTAGGTCAGTGCGCGAATGTGATGAGCGTTTCAAGGCCATCGAAACCGCTATTTTTGGTAAGAAAATGCAGTCAGTGGTGGACTTCTAGCGATGTATGATGACCACGTTTATGACGATGACGGTGACGGCTTCCAATGCTGGTGCGGTGAGACCCACAAGCTGCCGGGGGCGGCTGAGACTATTATCGCAATGTGCGATAGTAAAGGTGAAGAGCAGCAACTCACGCCAGAGGAACAATACTACTTGCATGCTCTTGTGGTGAGCCGGGACAACCATCAGCCCGGTAAGCCGTTCATGTGTGTAAGTTGTGGAGCGTGTTGCACAGGTGCCGATAAAATCGAAGGATTCGCTCTCCCCACCAAGCCAGACGGCTCATGTATTTACCTTAAAGGGCGTTTATGTTCAATATATGATACCAGACCGCAGAGCTGCCATGTTGATAAGTTCGACTTTAAGAAAATCGGGTTGCACTCGATAGAAGAGTGGTATAGCGTTAACTACGCTGCTTGTGAGAGACTTATCCGTATCGGAAGGATACCAAAGGTATGACCTCGGCCCCCGGTAGCATTCAAGTCCTTGACCACGGTTATGTAACATTGATTGAGTCTTGGGGCAGCGATGAGCGAATCATTGAGGCTGCTCGCATGTCTACCAACAAGGGTTTCCTAGGATGGGGTGAGACGTGTGCGGAGTGTGGATACGGTAGGGGCGACGACCATGAAGTAGGCTGTTCCAGACCGGAGAAGTGGAAAAGTGGGGATGAGAAATTGCTTCGTTACTTGTACATGAATAATCACTACACCCCGTTCGAAATGGCCGGGGCAGTGTTCGAGGTGCAAGCCCCCATCTTCGTGTTTCGCGAATGGCACAGGCATCGTACCCAAAGCTACAACGAGATGTCCGCACGCTACACACCGTTGCCAGACACTAACTATGTCCCAACCGTTGAACGATTGATGGTCAATGCTGCCGGCACGAACACGCAGGCTAACAGAGTCGCAGGGGCTTCCTCTCTCATAGAGAGTAATGCTGCTGTCTTTATCGAAAGCCTAGAGATTCACTATAAGCGGGCGGAAGCTCTTTATAACTTCGCGTTAAACAACGGGGTCTCCAAAGAGTTAGCGCGTCTTGCGCTACCGGTGGGCCGGTATTCCCGAATGCGAGCGCAGGCGAACTTGCGTAACTGGCTGGGATTCTTGACCTTGCGCCAGGCGGATAATGCGCAGTGGGAGATTCGGCAATACGCGGACGCAGTTTGCAATCTCCTGAAGCCGCTGTTTCCGCGCACGATGCAACTATACCTTGAGTGACCGTTATAATGGTCATAAAGCACTATAATGCACATTATAACGTCCATAACGCGTTTTTGGAGCACTTTAATACATGGTGAACGAGTTTGTAGTATTCATAGACCGTGACGTGCAGATTCCGTTGAACGTAACTACTCTGGACAAAATGACGTGCATCATTCTGTGGTTGGGCGGTAGGCGCGTTGAGATTTCTTGGGTAGATAATCAACTTGCGGTAACTAATGTTAGCGAATCGGCTAACCATACTTGGTATCCAGTCGATAAGGATGGGTACAGCTTGGTTAGATTGCTTAGCGATGATTCACCAACATCCTACGAACTGCGTAAGATTGGGAAGGAGATTCAAGTCATGACGACCAAGAAAAAGAAGAAAAAGAAAGGCAGCTGCTGAAAATGTCGATACGAAGAGCGACACCGAAGCGTCACACAATGCCGGCATTCACGGAGACGTTGATAGATGAGCTGAAAAGGTTCGTGCGCTCGAATAAAAAGGCGCCTGCTATCGAAGGTCCGCCAGAGCTGCAAGACGCGTTAGAGGACTTGTGTGTTCTCATTATTCGCAATGCTGGCCCCCGGGGCGTGAAGGCACGAGCACAGAAGATGAAGCGCGCTGCTCTACTCAACAAGGATTGGTATCCGGAAGAAGTTATCCGGTCAGGAGATAGTCAGGTACTCGACGGAGAACACGCACTCGTCAGCACTGTTGCCCACGAGGTCTAGAGCTGTAGCAGTGGTGTTAGTATGGCTGGCGTATAGTTCCAGATAGTCGTTTTTGGCGACAGTGATAATATCCGTTGACGTGACGACATCACGAACACCGTTTGTCTGTACTTTAATATTGGCAAAACGGGAATTCGCTGATCCGGTAACACCGTTCTTAGAAACCCAGCCACCGACTCTATTCGTACCAGCGACTGCAAGCGCAGAGTAGGTTAGCGTCCACCGTACCTGTACGATTCCGGCTTTAAGGCACGTTACCTTGGTAGTGTTTTCTACCGTGTTATGCACCAAGTGGCTCGCATCATCCATATCGTGCACGTCAAAAGTTACCGGTGTATTAGTACCGCTAGCTAACCCTGTTTGATTGGCGCTTTTACGCAAACGAAGGCGTCCGGTGATATTCAATCTATCAACGTTATCGGTTGTATGCTTCTGCCAACGTTTTAGCTCTACTACACCGTTGTTGGCTATTTCCGCAGGTCGTCTTAGCGTTGTTCCCATCCCACGCACTCCTTTGCACTTGCTTTCTACCTAAACATGGTTTAGGCTTCTAACATGAGGAATCCTCCGGAACGTCCGAAGTTGCTTGATACTGCCGATACAATTGCTGACCTTCAACGCGAAAACACGGGCCTGAAGCTCAAGGTTTCAGAGTATAAGCGTTTCAAGGCTAACTACCAGAAAATGCGTGAGATTTATCGCATGGAACAGGACTATCGCAAACGTGAAAAAGGGATGTACAAGAAAGCTATGAAGGCATTTCGCAACATTGCTAACGCGGAATCTACCTCTAGCAAAGAGGACTTGCAGGAGTATGCAAAGAAGATGCTTGACGTGTTAGATTACTTGGAGTAAGTTGTGGTTCTATCGCGGGTTGGTGAAATGGTATCATTCCAGAATCATGCTCTGGTAGTTCCCGGTTCAAATCCGGGGCCCGCTATTTTTTCTAAGAGGTTTTCTGATGTCGATGCGTATTGATACCGAACCGGGCGAGAGGGTAGTTTTTAAATACCCGACACACGGTTACGAAAGCGACCAAAAACTTGCAACGAAGTATCTTCAAGAGAACGAGGAATACACAGTTAGCGCGATTGAAGTCGGCAACTGGCGTACAGACGTGACTTTTGATGAAGTGCCGGGTGTACAGTTCAACTCGGTATTGTTCGACAATATTAAGACGCAGCGCAAACCATACACGTATACGTACAGGGACTAATCTACCATGCCAATGCCGACGTATAACGAGTTTTTTACAAACGAAGAGCAAGCAACCGGGGCGGCAGTACAAGCCCTCGTTCAGGTGTTGCAACCGCTGAACGATAGCGTTCGTGCACTCGCTGCCAATAATTTTCCCGAAAACGCCCAGAGGCGTTACCTGGCATTCATGGCCGAGGTTATCGGCGCACTCTATCGTGAAGTACCTTTGACATCTCAAGCTAAAGTGCAAGGTCTTGTTGACAAGGAGTTATTCGGTGTCGAGCCATCAAGTACCAGTGGTGAAGATTCAGGAAGTGAAACCGCACCCGAACGCGGACAAACTTGATATCGCTACCATCGAAGGGTGGTCATGCGTGTGTGGCAAGGGAGAGTTCCCTGGAGCCGGTACGCTGGCGCTTTACATCCCAATCGATTCGGTGCTACCGGGGGCGGTCGAACAGACCCTGTTCGCTAATAGCAAGGTGAAACCGAACAACGGCCGCATTCGCACCGTAAAAATTCGCGGCGAAATCTCTCAGGGCATGCTCGTGTCACTGGACAAGTTCCCGCAGGTGCCGCGAAAGAAGGGCTTTGACGCCAGCGAGCTGCTGGGGATTACAAAGTACCAGCCCCCGGCTGCTTCTTGGGAGCCACGGGAAAAGACCGCCAACAAGGTCAAGACGAAGAAGTCTCCCAATCCGAATTTTCACAAGTACACGGATTTGGAGAATATCAAGTGGTACACCAACGTCTTTGAAGAGGGAGAGCCGGTTGCTATCACGGAGAAGATTCATGGCACGAACTTCCGAGCTGGATACGTGAAGACGGAAGTCAACACTTGGTGGAAGCGAGTCAAGAAGTTCTTTGGTGTTCTTGCCGAGTACGAATTCGTGCATGGCAGTCGCAATGTCCAGCTTCACGTCTGGGAGAACGGCAAAGGCACATATTACGGCAAGAACCTGTATCGCCAAGCCGCCATGGACTACAAACTCAAAGACAAGCTTCTGGGTGGAGAGGTCGTGTACGGAGAGGTTTACGGCACCGGCATTCAGAAGAACTATAACTACGGTTGCAAAAACGAAGAGCGGAAACTAGTTGTGTTCGACGTAATGAAAGATGGCAAGTACCTCAATCATGAGGAGTTGGTCCTGTTCTGCCGTGCGCGAGACTTGCCAATGGTGCCGACGCTTTACACCGGCCCATTCAGTATGGACGTGCTCAAGACCCTCACCGAGGGCGATAGTGTGCTCGCGCCTGAGCAGAAGGTTCGTGAAGGGTGCGTTGTTCGCCCGCTGGAAGAGCGGAACCAAGATGGCCTTGGCAGAAAGATACTCAAGAGCATCAATCCGCTGTATCTGCTTCGAGACGACAACACGGACTTTCATTAGACTCGGAAGTCTGATAAGCATGGACGATGCTCACACTCACAGAGGCGTATGAAGAATTGCAGCGGCGTAAACGCTTGGCCAGGCGCATGCAGGAGATACATGAAAAGTACGCCAGACTAATAAGAGACAGCTATGCATGCAACAACAGGCTTTTGATTATTTACGAGCAAACCGAGACAAGTTCCCAGACCGACTCCCAGAAGTTCTCCTAAGCGAGTATTTCGTTTCGCCCACCTCCCGAACCGAATTCATTTTTGTTGGTCCGCGTGAGAGCGGAAAGACAACGTGGCTGCGCCAAAACGGCTGGCTACGCGATGATGGGTCCATTGTTGGCAACGGGGTATACGGTTACGACGCTGACCAAGATGCGGCCGACCTTGCCACTATGGGCAAGAAGCTAACCGCCATGAAGCGTTTCAGAGAGAACGAATGGCGCAGTCATCCGGATTACGTGCCCATCGTGGTCATGTCCGATACTAATTGGGCGAGGCTAAAGAGCCGTACAACTCATTCTATTGATACTACACACATCGCTAACATCAAGTTCCCCCAGGCCGCATTTTACGCAGCTATCAAGAAACTTCCCGTCAATATAGAAGCCGTGTATGAAGTTTTCGGGGCTACGTTCTTGCTTGCTGCCACTGACGCACACGGTCGTTTGCTGCCGGGGCTGGCGTACGCTATGTTGCTCGCTACCCTCGACGAGGGCGGCCGTGTGACGAGAGCTAAGGCCCGAGCGCAAGCCAAAATTGCTGGTGAATGGTTAGCACAGCAGCAAGACCTAGCTCGATGGCTGATAGAATTGGTGCCATCATACAAGCGTCTGGTAGATAAACAGCAGACCGTCAGCTACCATCTTAAAACCGTCCGCTCCCGGTTGCTTAGCCACTCTTTTCGCACTCGCATCGAACGACCTTGGGGATTAGGCGTCAACGAATACATGAAATATCTCGAAGCTGCCGGGGTGTGGAGGGTAACCGATAAGGGTTATGCTCATTGGGGACGGCCGTATTCTATCGGCTCTGCTTATCATAAACTTAGCTTGACAACGAAAGCTATCGATGCAATACTACCGGCATGAGCAAGAAAACAATCGCCTATTGTCGTGTTTCCACGGATAAGCAGATGGACGGTGCTGGTATTGACCAGCAGCGCGCCTCTATTATCGCTTACGCTATGGCTCACAACATCACGATTGATGAATGGGCTATCGAGCATGAAACGGGAACCACCGAGGAACGAGAAGTTATCCAACGTCTTCTTGCTGAAAGCAAGGCAGAAAAAGTACAAGCAATTATCGTTGACCGAGTTGACCGACTTGGCCGCACTCTCCTCACCTGTGAAAGATTGCATGCGGGATTTAGAGCGGCAGCAGTGGAAGTCGTTTTTGCAAATTCTAGTTTTGGCACTGGTGCTTCTGGCGATTTGTTTCGTCAAATTATGGGTGCTTTAGCGCAATACGACCGTACCTCTTGGCTTTCTCGTATGTCGCAGTGCCGTAAATCTGCGGTTGCACGCAAAGGCACATCGGCCGGTGGAAGGACAGTGTACGGGTATGTTTCTATCGGTGACGGCCGGCTTGCTGTGGATTCTGCTACTGTTGGTATTGTACAGCGTGCTTTTGAACTTGCGGACCTCGGACGGTCCATCACAGAAATCGCAAAACAACTGAATGCAGAAGGGTTTCGCAGTCGCAAGGGTACGCAACTGTTTCCACAGCAGGTTAAGCGTATCCTCGGCCGTAAGGAAGTTTATGAAGGAAAGACTGTACTGCATAAGGTACAGCTAGAAGCTGGTGTGAGGCCATCCCAGCCGGAGATTATCAATATGCATGTCACGCAATCGAGAGCCGTTGTGGAGTCGGATACTCCAAGACCCCAAGTGTAAAGAGTTTCTCAAGAAGCACAAAGACGAGTTTGCCAAAGAGAGCTTCGTTCCGCAGCCCATTGCCTTCCCTGAGCTGGGCATTCCTAGCAGCTTCATGGCTGACGTTATCAAGGAGGCAATGCCTTTTGATAACCCAGAACACCAGATGTTGGCCGAAATGTACCTGGCTATGTCGGCTAGGCGCATTGCTTCAAAGCTAGATTGGCCTCGACGTAAGGTGTATGTGCGTTTGCGCAATCTCAAGCGCATTGCCCTCAGACGGTGGAAATCTAAACGTCGTAAGATGGTAGGGGCTCGCGAAGAGACTCGGGACCTGGATACCAGCCCGGATTTGATAGCCCTTAAGGTAAAAACTTTTACCTTCCTTGGTAGAAGTAAAAATGCGTATCTAATTCAAGTAGATGAAGACGATGACTTGAAGTGGGTAGATGAGAACGGTCAGGCTTTTACACAAGAAATTCAGGTAATACTAAATAATATTGAAGAATACGGTCAGGAGTTTGAACATGTCGATATCGACAACTCCTAACTTTTTGCTAGCAATCGACCCAGGTGCATCCGCGGGATGGGCGCTTTTCGAAGAGGGAAAGCTAACCGCTTATGGGACCGCCCGCGGTAGCATGTGGCGCAGTTTTGTCCAGGACATGGCTCCCAAGCTGAAAAACTGGTACCAGAACGGTACTGCTATCATCGAACAAGGCTGGACAAATCGCAGCAAGAGTGCCCTGACTTTAGGTCAACGCAGAGGGCTCGCTCAAGCTGCGGCCGAGTTTTTTGGCTTCGACCAAATCGAGTACATCGCCTCATCCACATGGATGAATGGCCTGTACGGCTCTATTCACGGCAAGGATACGAAGCGGCTTTCTACCGAGCGGGTTAGAACTGTGCATAATCTTGTTGACCTAACTCACGATGTGTGTGACGCTATCAATATCGGAGAGTATTTTTTACAAAACTGTAAAACCGGGTTGAAAAATGCCAAGAAAAAGCGGTAATTTACGTTCTTGTAAAAATTGTGGCTGGGTGCACTTCGCTGTTTCACGCGAATTCGCAGAGGCTGAAGTTATAAAATTCAACGAATATTTCAACACGCTATCAGAGGTAGATAGGAAGTTATACTACGGCAACAGACCTGCTAGTATAGCTCTTTATGACAGATGCGACAAGTGTGGTGAAGATTACAAAAATTTCAAAGCAACTCCGAAACAACAAGCCGAGGCTGTACGTGGCAGCACTATAGGACCGATTATAAAATGACATGGCTAACCTTGAAAAACAAAGAGAGGCAAGCAGGCGTTGGAGAGAAAAGAATCCGAAGTTTACTTCTAAATGGCGACGCACACCGAGCGGCCTGTACTCAGCGTACAAATGTTCCGCTAAAAGTAAATTTCTATCTTTCACGCTTACAAAGCAGCAGTTTATATCTTTGGCACGTTTGCCTTGTACTTACTGTGGTGAGTTTATAGAACCTGGTGGTCTCGATAGAGTTGATAGTAGTCTAGGCTATACATTGAATAATGTGGTTTCTTGTTGCTCTCAGTGTAACACTATGAAAATGGATTATTCGACTAGTGAATTCCTGAGTAAAGTAGCTAGAATATATCATAATATAGGACGGTCTGTATCATGAGCAGTTTGTCGCATTCTAGGGCATATGTATTTACTAAGTGTCGTAAACAATACGATTATAAATACAGAAAAAATATTAAGACGTTACCAAAAAATTTGTATTTGGATTCATGGGAGCGAATGAATAGAGGAATCTTAATACATGCTGGTATGGAAAGTGGGTTTCTGGGAGAGCCTGTCTATCAAGGTATCAATGAACACATAGAGGAGCTGCAAAAACAGGTCTTGAGTGATGAACAGAAGGCAATGCTACCGGGGATGGCGCAAGATTCTATCGCGGTAGCCTGTGCAGCGCTCGAATGGCTGCCTGTAACCGATTGGGAGCCGGTGATACACAATGGCAAGCCTATGGTCGAAGCTGAGTTGCGAATGCCGATTGCAGGTTGGGAAGATTATGTTGGATACGCAGATTTGGTGGCAAGACATAAACCTACCGGTCGAGTACTGGTCCTCGACTATAAGAGCCGTGAAAGATTTGAAGCAGCAGAGTCAGACCGATTTAATAAGCAATTTGCTCTATATCAGTATGTTCTCGGTTTCCTCGGTGTTCATTGTGATGGCAGCTTGCTTGTGGAACTTAAGCCTACTCCTCCTAGGCGTGCTGTTCGGGGCGGTAATGTCGATATCGGTGGTATTGATAGTGAGCGTATTAGCGCTTGTGGACGTTTCCGCTCTATTCCTACGTACCGTTCTCAAACTTTCCTTGAAAATACGTGGCGTAATTTCGAGCGCGAAGCAAAAGTTATGGCGTACGTTGGGGACGAAGAGATTTTCACGAACATGAATGCTTTCGTGTGCAAGGATTGTCCCTATCAACGCCTTTGCCAAGCAGAACTTAACGGGGAAGACGCAGATTATATTTTGCGTACTCAATACCAGCGCCCCGGTAGCATTAAGGTCGTTTGTGAGTAGTGGTAGTAGTAACAACCAAGGAGTTTTTATGGCAACACCGAGAGACATTGCGAAAGTGTTTTACAAGCTCTCCTGGCTCGAAGGTAACACTGAGGTGCTGCAACAGCTGCTCAACGTCATGGCCGACGATTACAAAGGGCTGTCCAAGGACGTGGAAGCAGATGAAGAAGCGATTGTCAAGTGGAAAGAGATTTCTACCAAATGCCGAGACCTGGCCAGGCTACTTGAAGCTTGACGTTTTGGTAGATGTACGATAGAAGAAGTATACAAACAAAGGAATAGTTTATGCATGTTGCAAATCAGAAAATTGAACAACGAAAGCGCATCCCTCTCCCGGCGTATCCTCATCTATGGTGACCCAGGAGCAGGAAAAACGCATCTCATCGGAACTGCACAAGATGTTGCAGAGATGCGGGACGTTCTTGTTGCCGATATGGATGGGGGTAGCATTACCCTTCTTTCTAGAGGTGATGTTAGCGCTGTTGATACTCGCGACGTTAATAGCGTTCAGCAACTACTCTGGATGATGGCACAGAAGGACCCTAAGGTTGCTAACATTAAGACTCTGGTGCTTGATGGTTGCAGCGAACTTCAGAAGCGCGACCTTTCTGATATTGCTACTGCTGAAGCTAAGAAGCCTCAAAACGATACCCGCAACAAACCTCGTGACGCGGACCGCAACGAGTTGCTGGACTACCGTGTGAATCAGACGCGCATGTTGCGAATTTTCCGAATGGCGCGCGACATTCCTGGTATCAACATTATCGCTACTGCCTGGGCGAAGAAGACGTTTCCGAAGACCCCAGATGGCAAGCAGAAGAAAGAATCACAGCCGACTCTCATTGCACCGGACCTCACGGGCGGTGTGTTAGATACAGTTCTGGGGGCGTTTGATAATGTTTGGTACATGTTCCATGACCCGGATACTGACACTCGCCACCTTGTTACTAACAACTACCATACGGTGCGCGCGAAAACGCGAGACATTGAGGTCGCGAAGCTGCTTTCTAACAAAGAGGGTGCTCCGCTCTTGACCAATCCTACCTTCTCTGCTATTTACGATGCATACAAAGCCGTGTATTCGGCCAAAGGAGATAAGTAACTATGACCGTTCCATTGTCTGCGCAAGAAGAAGAGTTCGTTTTCAAGCCGGGTGAGGCCGCCCTCAAGAGCAAGTTTGTCTTTGAGGACGGGAAATACGGTGCCCGCGTCACAGACGTGGAAAAGGGTACTAGCAAAGCCGGCAAGCCGAAATATGTTTTCAAGATTCTTGGTATCGAAGGTCCAACCGAAGGTATCGAGTACGAGCAACACCTTTCGCTTGCTGAAAATGCTCAATGGAAACTCATTGAGGTTCTGGATGCGATTGGCGTGAAGCCTCGTGATGACGGCTCGTACAATGCCAAGGAAGCTATCGGCAAGCCGGTTACAATTTACCTCAAGCAAACCACGAACCCCGAGAGTGGCAAGAAGTTTATGCAGGTTGAGAGTCTTCTCCCTGCTACTAAGAATGCTGCCGGGGGCGGGGCTCAAAAGAATGTTGTCCCCTTCTAAAACGCGATAGAAGGGTGGGTGCCGACGTATAATGGGAGGTCGGTAAAGCCGGGGTAGGGTGCTGGGGCTTATTACCCCAGCGTTTTAAGGGCGACCACGGATGTTTTTGGGCTTCGGTAGTGTGAATGGTGTGCGGAATATCCGGGCGGCTAGTCGACACGGCCAATACTAGTTGGTTAGTACGCATATACCTAGGAAGCACATTGGAGTGTTGAAGACTCCGAGAGTCTGGGTTCGAATCCCAGCAAGCCCCATTTCTTATATCGGAGACTTATGCTTATCACGACTCCACGTCAGTTTGATAGCGCCCTTGCATCTCTAACAAAAAGCAATGAAGTGGTGGTAGACACGGAAACAACCGGGTTGACCATGTTCTCCAAAGAGAATCCGGCCCGAATGTGTGGTATCGCCATCGGTGATGCTGCTGTGGCCGGAGCGGATTTCTACTTTTCGTTTCGCCATGGTGAAGGTCCAAATCTCCCGATTGAGCTTCTAGACTATCTTCGTCAATATCTCAAGGGGAAGACCTGGCTAGGTCACAATATATCATTTGATAGCAAAATATTGCACTGTGATGGCTTTTCTTTGCCATTTTCATGTCAAGATTCCATGATTGCCGCTCATCTGGCGAACGAGAATGAGCCTTCGTTCGCTTTGAAGAAGCTGGCAGTAGAGCACCTTGGTAAAGACGCTGCTCAAGAGGATACAGCCCTGCAAGCTGAGCTGAAGAAACGCAAGCTTGGTAAGGGCGACATTAGCAAGTTGCCGGCTGAACTGGTAGCACCATATGCGCTCGCAGATATCGACCTCACAAGGCGCCTGCATGCTAATCGCTTCTTCGAGTTGGACCGATGGCGGCTGCTAGAGCTTTACAAAGAAGTCATGTCGTTTCAACTGGCGCTCATTCGCACCGAAATTCGCGGCATCATGCTGGACCAGGATGAGGTAAACCGGCAACTGGAGACGATTGGGCCGAAAATCACGGAATACATGGAGCAACTACGTAAGCTCTCGGGCCGTGACATCAACCCCAACAGCCCTGCACAGCTGAAAAACTGGCTCAATATGCCGTCAACAGCACATCAGGCTTTGGTTGAGGAGCTGGAAAAGAACCCACGAGAGGATATTCAAACCTTGCTGGACTATCGCTCGCTCAGCAAGGCGGAAAGCACGTATTTTCGGCCGTTCTTGGAGATGGTAGATACTGGCTCCCGGTTGCATACAAGCTACAAGGTGCATGGGACAGTAACCGGACGCCTCAGCAGCTCAGAACCCAATCTCCAGCAGCTCAGCCGGGATAGTGACAAGCGCCTGTACAGCGTCAAAAAATGCTTCCGGGCGGCAGATGGTCATTTCCTGCTGGAGTGCGACTATAGCGCCATTGAGCCTCGTATCGCGGCTCATTACAGCAACGACCCGACCATGATTGATGCTTTCGTGCAGGGCAAAGACTTCCACACGTCCGTTGCTAAGAGCATGTTCAAGAAAGCCGATATTAATAAGGGGGAGCGACAAAGCGCTAAGACCCTCGGCCTGGGCGTTTTGTACGGCATGGGTGCTAACAAGGCTGCCAAGAATCTCAAGCTGCGACACTCGAAAATTAATGGCTTGTACGAATGGTGTGACGCTCAGGTGTGGGCGTTTTCTACCGAAGGTGAATTGGTACAGTGCGCATGCAGTGAAGTATCTCCAGAATTTTGCACCTATGCAGGCCGTTCCTACATTCGCAAGTTCTATGAAGGGCTGCCGGAGCTGGAGCCGTTTGTCAAGGCAGTGAGAAGTACAGCAGCTCGAAACGGGTATATTAGAAACCCGTTTTCTGGTAGATGTCGCAGGTTCGAAGATAACGGGTCGGCTCACAAGAGCTTTAACAGCCTTATCCAATCAACGGCCGCAGAGATTTTGCGCAGGGCTTTCACCAAGCTAGATACAATGTTTGCGGACATGAGCGATATTGCACCGAAAATTGTGCTAACGGTGCATGATAGTATCGTTTTCGAGATACCGTTTTCTGACATGGCCTATGACTACTGTTGGACAATCAAAGAGACGATGGAAGAGACCACAAAATTGCGTGTTCCTGTTGTAGTCGATATGAAAATCGGGTATAACCTTGGTAACATGACGGAGGTCAAGTTCTAACATGGAAATTCTCTTCGCTGCAAAAAATACTGCTCTTTTCACGTCTCTGAAACCTGGTGACGTGTTCGTGTATTGCGGTAACGCCTACATGAAGATTAAAACCATTGCTACCGTCTCAGAGAAATTCAACACGATTCAGCTGACAACCGGTGAGCCTCGCTGGTTTGATAATACCGAAGTCACGGAGACTGTAAAGTCCCGGTTGGTACTTGAGTAGAATATTCATGGTAGAATGGGTAGACGGCCTGGTTTTCATGGATGGAAAAGACTATGAAAATCTGCAAATTCTGTTGAAGTTGATAGTTAACCCAGCAGAGGGCTATGTGAAAATCAAGGACATGCCTTGCACGCTTGACCGAGCTGTGCGGATGGCTACTGACCTCTGCCAAGCTGCGGATTCTATTCAGCAGCTCCTACCAAATCTTGAAAGCATAAACAACGGTGTTTTCACGCCCGATTCTATTCGGAAGATACCTTTTTTCAAGCAATTAATAAGGTCTCGTGATGAGTTCAACTACTTCGAACTGGATTCAGAAGAGTTGCAGAAAGAGCCTTTTAGGAGGACCGAGTGACGAAGGCTGACCGAGTTAGGAAGTTCTGGAAAGCTAAAGTTCGCAAGCTGGAACAGCAGCTAGCACGTGAACGCGAGGCTCATGATGCTACCAAGCATTCTAAGTTGGTAGAGGTGAATTACGACCCGAACGTTCCGAAAAACTATATCTACATGCTGGATACAGACAGCCTGAGGCGGAAAAATGAAGCTCCTCTTGTGCATAACCTGTAATGACATCTTCCCGGTTGGTAGGAAGAAGCGTCTATGTAGCTGCAAAGCTACCGGGGGCAAGTATTATGATGATGGTTGGCATGCTTGTTATTGGGGCAAAAAAGCCGTTCCTTTGGGATTCGCTAACCCTTCATTCGTCTCAGCTATCCGTAACCGCGGATACATGCCGGTCACGTTCGATGCCTTTGTGATTGAAAAGGCATGTCGAACGTTCGTTGAAGTAGAGAATGCAAAGAGTCCTATGCCGGACAGCATCAAGGAACATATGCAATTCTGCAAGAGAATTGGTGTTATTACATGACGGAATCCTCAGTCATTTGCGAATGCTTACTTTGTAGTGAAGATTCGCTAGGCGATGAACATTCTTTCGTCAAAGAATATACCACCGGAGAGAATAATGGATTTCGTGGCGGAGATGAACGCAGCGATAGAACAAGCCTTAATAACCGAAGAATCCGACGACTTCGAGATAACGGAGGTGACCTCAACCTCCTGCCTCTACCAGCTACCAGCAGTGAAGGATAGCAGTCATGAGAGTGTTGATGGATGTAGACGGGGTTTGCGCAGATTTTGTTGGTGGCGTAATAGCGCTAGTTGACGAAATCAGTGGGAAGAAGGTTCAGCGAGAGACACTAAATCGCTGGGATATATTTCCGCTTCTTCCACTTTCGGTAGAGGAAAGAGCCGTATTCCACAGTAGAATACAGAAGCCTGGATTCTGCGATTCGTTGAAAATGCTACCGGGGGCGAAAGAGGGTATCAATGCAATCAAGCGAATGGGAATACAGGTCGTTTTCGTCACTTCACCTTATGCGACCTCTCCCACTTGGTGTTACGAGCGGTCTAACTGGCTCATTAGCCATGGGCTCGCCCTTAATCACAAGGAGATTGTACACGCCCAGAACAAGGCTGTGGTGGCTGGCGATATTCTGGTTGATGATAATGTTGAGAATGTTAGGGATTGGGAAAAGCATAACCCCAACGGTACCGGCATCGTCTGGCGAGCGCCCTACAATGTCACGGCCGAAGGTATGAAGATGGGTCAGTTTTGGGAGCTTGAGAGCTATATTCGATGGAGGACGGTACAATGTCAGATAGTAGAAAAGAAGCAGCCCCCGGTGGCAAGAAATTCGACAATGGCAAGCCAAGGATGAGTTTACTTTCCTCGAAGTTCCTGCTTGGTATGGGCCAAGTCATGGAGTTCGGGCAGCGCAAATACGACCAGAATAACTGGCGTAAGGGCATCGAGGTTAGCCGTCTTTTAGACGCTGCTAATCGTCATTTGTTGAAGTGGACGGAAGGTGATGAGCAAGATGAGGAGTCCGGTCAGGACCATCTTTTTCACGCTGCCGTTGACTTGATGATGGCTTGGGAGACGGCCAGGAATCGGCCGAGCTTTGATGACCGATTTATGGAGCGGGCTGGGATGGAGGCCAAGCTCTCGACACTACAACCCCCACCGTCACAGTTAGGATTACACCTAACACGAGGCCAATACTCCCCCAAAACATCGGATGTTCATACCATTTCGGAAGAACAGATTGCGCAGAAGCTAGCGCGGCTTGAGCAGCTTTGCCAAGGGCCGTATTCTGCTCAGTCAGAATCCGTAACTGTTCTTCCGAAATCTTAAACAGCTTGTCCATACCTTCCAGCTGCAATTTCAGACGGTCATTGTCTTCTTCTGCATTCAGAAGTCTAAGGCGAAGGCACGGTAAGTCACCTTCAGCGCAGCTCGCCCAGGCTGGCTTACTTGATAGAACCGCGCTCGCGAAGACGGTCAACAACATCACGGTCAGAAAGTTTCGCATTTTTCTCCTCAGCAGCTAACTTTTGGAGCTTTTCAGCTGCGATATCAGCAATGATATCAAGCTTTTGCTCTTGTAGCTTGTCAAGATTCTGCGTTAGAACTTTCTGCTTGTCAATGGTAGCTTGGAGTTCGCGATTCGCGATTTCTAGGTTGAGTTCGCCTTTGCGGTTCCTGCGGCCGATGAAGTAGACGCTAATAAGACCGATGAAGCCTGCCAATGTCAACAAAATCTGTCGTTTGAAGCGCTCGAAGAATGCTCGCATGGAATGTTACCCCACAGAGTTTAGAAGTCCTATAATTTCAGTAGCACGTTTGCCTACCTGACCTGCCCATTTTGACACCGAAAGCCTCCGGGCGGCCGATTTGTAATCACCTTTTTTGAAGTCCGCGATGGTGTTAGGGAAGCCTCTAAAGCGGGTAGGGCCGAGGTTGAAGCGTAGGTCAACCAGGCATTTTTGCACGACCAGTGGCATAGCATCGAAGGCAGTGAAAAGGGCCCTGAGGTCTTTTACGCAGTCATCTATATCGAGGTCCAATAGTGCGGAAATTTGGTTAGGGTCTAGACGACTCTTTTTTGTAGCAATGCTGTTGTAGTTTCCGCCAACTTTCGCAACGCGCTCTTTAGCGTCATCTCGAAGTAGATTAAATCCGACTCCGATGGTCGGTATTCCGAGGCTATCATAATACATGAGAGAGCGTACCCCCTCATGTTTAATAACAAAGTCGCGTATTTCCTTCTTTTCAGCATCCGTCATGAACCGTTATTACTCTGCGTCCTTGGGGGAATTAGCCGGCTTGAACACTTTGTTTAACACTTCTTTGATATTGATACCAGTAATCTTAAAGAAGTTCTCAGCGAGGGAGGAGCACTCAGCTACCCCTACCGCAAGAGAGAAGCCTCGGGCCACTGCCAGCACGGACGTATCACCGATGATGTAATCTAACGCAAAACCGGCCACTACAGCCAATGTATACTTAGTAGCTTTGCCAATGGTTTGACGAATAGCCTGGCTCGGTCGCACAGATTGCCCTTGCTTTAAAGCGCGCCAAACTCCGAGAATCATATCGATGAGGATAAGGGCGCCCAGAGCAAGGAGAAGGCCTTGAATCGGAGCTATCACTACCCATATTGCTGCAAGTGCGGTTAAAATATACTCAGGAATCTTATCCATGTAACCATTAGTACCCCATCGCCATCAGGCGGCTAGCAAACGTCTCTAACTCATCCCCGTACTGTTCAGGCGGGGCATACACTTCTGGTGGAATCGTACCGTCCTTGTTCAGCATCGAGAGGCGCAGCGCTAGCTCACTCGGTTTCAGCTTCATCTCTTGCAGCTGACCGGTGATTGCGAGACGGTCTTGCGGAGACGAGACTTTACCATTAAATTCCGACTGGTACGGGCTTGGGGCCATGAACTGTTGGAACATCGGCATAATGGCGCGCAATTCCACCTCTGCCCGAGCCTCTGGAGATTGCAAGATGCGCTGCAATTCGGGACGCAGCCCGGGAGCAAATTGGTCTACAAGCTGTTCTTTACCCACTAACCATTGCTTGAGCCCGCTCAGAGAGCGCGGAATCGCACCTGCGGCAGCTGCTTGCTGCTGTTGGCCGATGTGGAGTTTTTCACCGATTTGAGCGCGTAACAAGCGGCCGGGGGTGGAGCCGTAAGCCTTGCTGGCTGCTGCGCCAACGAAGCCAGCAACGGGACCGCCCACAGCGCTCGCGCCAAGGCCAGTCACCCAATCGCGTACCCGGAAACCGCCCGCGCTCGCTTGCCAAAGTCCAGCGGCCTCCTGCTTGCGGGCCATGTCTTGGAGAGTCGCCATTGCACCGTACTGCTGATTGAGTTCGCGCAACGTATTGTTGTTGGTGGAAGTCGCAATGTTTTCGGTAACTTGTTCCAGCTTGCTACCGAGGGTCTGGTTGATGGCTTGGTAGGCCTCAGATTCGCTGGGGAGACGGTTAGCTGCCCGTTCCCAATCTGGTCCCACCCATCGGCCGGTGTTTTTCTTCACCTGCCACAGCTTCGCAAGGTCGCCCTCGCTCTTGATAACGTCATCCATGACCTCGGAGATGGTAGAGGCCAGTTTAGCGCGCTCATCGGGGGGCGCATTTCGCATGATATCGTCAAGACGGGCTGTCAAGCCTTCGTCAATAACATCGTCTACACCGATTCGAACGCCTTTCACCTTGTTAAAGATTTCCGTCATTCCATCGGCTGCACCGGAACGCATGCTTTCCATGCGCGTAATGAGTTCATTGAGATTCGGAGGTAACGCGCCCTGCTCGGCTTTGAAGAGACCCAATTTGTTAGCGGTTTCTACTGCTTCCTCGACTTTCGTACCTCGAACACCGGTCAGGTCACGCATCTTCGCGCCCAATGCAAGCATACGCTGTACAGTCGGGTCGAAAGATTGACGAAGTTGTGTTGCAACTGGTTTTGCGACTGCCCCAAGGGCTTTGCCAGCCACATTGAAACCGGCTCCAAGAGCCCCGCCACTGATTCCCCCCGAGATAGCATCACCTGCCACCTCAGGCAAGGAATCTTTTTCAGAATATCCCGCCCCTGCGACAGCACCGAGTTTAGCACCAAGAAGCGCTTCACGGCCAAGAGTCATGGCCGCGGTTGCCCCTTTGGCAGCTTTCGCAACGCCAAGACCGGGAATAAGTGCGCTTCCTACTCCACCAGCAAGCTCCGAACCTTTGAAAGTCCAGGGGTTGGCTTCTTCGGCTATTTTATCGTCTGCACGATACTCGTCACGAATCTGTTCATAGGTGCGGTCACTAAACGGGGCTCGCAAACCGGCTTGCAGTTCATCAAACCAGCCCATCGTCACACCCTGCGCAAGACCTCGTGCCCCAGACTCCAGCTTGCCCGTGGTTGCAACCGTGTGAGCACGCGAGCCTACAGGCAGAGCCCCGGCAGCCATTGCGTCTCGGGCCATTTCTGGACTGACTTTGCCCGTTCCGCCTGTTTCCGGATTATACAGTTCGATTTCATCAACTAGCTGAGCGCCTGCACTGATGGCTTCTGGCACACGGTCAGCATCAACTTCACCGACATTGCCAGTTTCAGGGTTGAGAAGGCGAATCTTAGTGGTTGCCATGGGTGTTAGAATCCTAGAATATCTTTCAGGGACTTAGTTGCGGCCGGGGCTGGGCTACCGCCTGATTGCTGTAGTGTGTCTCGCACACGGCCACCTGCGGAACCAGCGGCTTTCAGCATCGCTTCCGCGGCCGTCTCTCGCTTCTGACGCTTCAGAGCGATAGTCTCTTGGCTATCCCCCATCAGCGGAAAGTACTGTCTGTAGTAGGTTGCCCATTCGTCAGCCCGAATACCGGCACCGGTACGCGAACGAGCAATAGCGTCCAGGAACGTCATCGCATCGGCTGCGTACTGTTGCATCTGAGGGTCACGAAGGCTGTTGAGGTTGTCGTAGTTCAAGAGAGCGCCCGTAACGCTCGCACGTTCAAAATCACCGCCCTTCAAACGGGGAATAGTGTCAAGCATATCAGTAGCGTAAAGGGCCGCCTTGGACTCGAATTCGGTAGGCGGCTTTCCTTCCTTGTTCGAAGCCGCAAGCATGGCTTTTTGAAGGTCACCTTGTTCAGCCAACCGAGCGCGGTCCATAGCCGCCTTGGCTTGGAAGATATCTCGCCCCATCGCATGACGGTGACTGATGCCTTCCATTTCCTTCTCAAACTTCTGCTTTTCGCCAAGCAGTTTCTCCGCATTCTTACGCTCTTTCTCCGCTTCGCCTGCGGTGAATTGTCGCGTCTCCATCTTCTCACGCTGAGCTGCAAGCTGCGTATCGATGCGGTCAATACGGTCTTGGAGGTCCTGCGCACGGCCCAAGGCTTCACTTCTGCGCTCTTTCTTGGCAGTTGCAATCGTTTGCATGCCTTGAGCACCGCCCTGAAGGCCACCAGCTAAACCAGCCGCAGCGCCATAGCCCCCGGCAGCAATCCCGCCACCAATTCCACCAACTAGGCCGGGCAGAATCGAGAGCAAGGCCATTGCAACCTTTTCTTCAGACGATAGGTCTTTCTCGGCCAACGCGTTCGCAAGCTGTTCACGTTGCTGAGTGACAAAATCCTTCTGCCGAGCCGCTAGAGGGTCTTCTGAAGGTGGTGCCATGGCCTCAATTGGGGTGGATTGAGCAATAGCGGCAGGGGAAACACTTGCAGGCGGTCTGTGCTTTGCTCGACTGCTGACCGCTGTTGCGGGCGCAGGGGCAGCCAAATCGTCTGGTGCAAAGTCCATCTGCTTGATACCGTTTTGCAAAGAGAGCAGGTCCGCTACCGTCAAAGGCTGGGACATGTCTTCTGGAGGAAACTCCATCGGCTCCTTGCCAGGCGGATACGGAACCAGTTGCGTTGCGGTGAACTTAGGAATGGCCATGTGATTATTGCTCCAACCTCATCCGTGGCTCTGCGAGGTCTTCCAACATCATCAGCTGAGCTTCAGCTAGCTTCTGGTCGGGCGTACTGGCTTTGGTAGCTTTCTTCGCGCGCATCGGTGTATACGAAACTTTCCCTGCACCAGAAGCCAATTTAGCCACCGGGGGAGCGGCTGCGGGCGGCTGCGGTATGTCAGGCTGTTCCGGAGTTGGCGGAATAAATGAGCGGACAAGTTCCAGCGCCTTCATTTGTCTCTCAAGAGGGCTGCCACCGTTCTGCCGAATGAGGGCGGCTAACTCTTCCGCTGTTTTGCCGTTAGAGTATTTCGGGTCAGCGGCCATAGCAGCAGCACGGCTGTTTATTTCGGTGTCTGTGATAGGTCCTGAAGCTTCCTCAGCGCTAGGCAAACTGCCGCCAAACATGTTGTTGACAATCCAGCGATAGGCCTCTTCTTTTCCTACCTGCTGATATTGCTCAGGCGATACCTTGCCCTGGTAAGTAGACAGGTATTGCTTGAGATGACCGACAAGCGGGCTTTTGTCATCAGTTAGAATGCTCTCTAGCTGATACATTTGCTCCAGGTCTTTTTGGTAGTTACGCTGCGATTTTGACGGTTTTGCCATGTTGTTTCAGCCTTAAAGAGCGGTATCGCATGACCAGTCGATTGATGAAATGGAAAGTTCTCCAGCTAATAGACTGCTCAGCATGTCCAGCACGTAAGTCTTTGACCATTGACCGAACGATACGGCCCATAATTTTTGCAACGAATTTAGACTTTCGCATCTTGAATACAACTGGAGTCGCCCAGGCCCAATACGCTTTGAATTCCGAGAGAGACATGGTTCTCAGCCCGTGCTCGGACATTGCGCTTCGCTCGTCTGGAGTTATAAAGCCTTGGGCACAAGCCTCGGAGCAAACAATTGTGCCTCCGGCTGCTTTTTTAGCTTGTTCCTTACCGGTCGGAGACAGGGAAGTCATGTCGTAGTACGTAAGGCCTGTAGTTGGGTCCTTGTACTTGTTCTGTACCTCAGCTGCGTTCACGCCCTTCGGCAAATCTCGAATATAGGTCACACCGTCTCGAATCATGTTTGACGGTCCGCCATGTTCTGCGGCATCTTTTTGTGAGGCAATGGAGGTAGTGGTCCGAGGGCCCGTATCGTAAGACGCGTTGCCGTTTTTATCAGTCGTAATGGGATTCCAAAAGTCGTAATCCTTTGGTGTCAGACCTTTTTTCTTAGCCTCACTCTGACCAAAATCCTGTGCAACGATATCGGCAGCTGCTCGTTTGTCTTCGGCAGAGGCGTTAGCATCAGAAATCGTCTTTTTTGCTGCCGAAACTTCCTCAGACGAGAACTGGCTACCGGGTTTACCGCTAAATCCGCCAGTCTGACCAAACTGCTTGACATACTGTTTAGCGATGTCCAATTGCTCACGCGAAAGCTCATCTGCCCGCGCCCCAGACCGAGCCGCATCGAGAGCAGAAGCGATTTGGAACGGGGTCGAGGTACGGCCAAACAACTCTTGACGTTGGGCACCAAGATTCTCTTGCTGAATACCTAGCTCGCGGCCTTGCTGCTCACTGAGCGTGTTACCATATCGCTCACCCATAAGGTTTTTCTGGCCGAGGTTACCAACCAGCTCCGCTTGACGCGCGGTCAGATTGCGGTCCTGGATACCCAGCTCGGTAGCTTGTTGCTGGCCCAAAGCTTGACCATACATTTGCGTACCGAGATTGCGCTGTGCCAAGTTGTCCAAAATCAGCTTCCGGGCAAGGTCTCCGCTCTGCGTTTGCGCATCGCTGATAGCGCGCTGAGATAGTGCCGCACCAGCCCCACCGCGCACACCGTTTGAGGCAGCAATACCACTCATCCGTTGCAGGTTGATAGCAAGTTGCCGGTTAATATCCGCCTCGCCTTGTTCGCGAGCCGCTCGCATTTCGTCCGGGGTCATGCCCTGCATACCAGCCTGAAGCTTGGCTAGATATTGCTGCGCCTCTGCTGCACGCGGGTCAATGGCTGTGCCAAAGGCCCCGGTAGCATATGCATCAGTGGACATTCCAGCCTTTTGCTGTGCCAGTAACGCATTGATTTCGGCCTGGCGAGGGTCGTTGATACGGCCCATGCTGCCCTCAGCGAAGTGCTTATTGGCCCAATCTTCACCTTTGGAAACATCGCCCCAGAACTGGCCCTCCGCCGTCTTATCGAGTTCACCGCGCGCCTGTGCGGCTTTGAAAGCAGGGTCATTAAGGTTTTGAGCAGCTTTTGCGAAATCTGCCATGGTTTGTGGGTCGAGAACACGAGGTCCAGCTACGGGCTGACCGGTCTGCGTAGTTGTGGTACCAACCGGTCTACCCATATCCGTTGGACCAGCATTACCACTTGGCATACGAGTCGCAGTAACCATGCCACCGGGGGTGGGTTGGGGCTGTGGTTGAGGTTGCGGTTGTGGCGTGATAGTAGGACGCGGGTCGAACCTGGTCCCACCGAGAATATCAGTTACCGCATCCCGCGCGCCAAACTGAGAGCCGCTGCGTGTAAGAAGTTGAGCCGCCATGTCAGAAACGTTCCTCGTTATAAGATTTTTAGTCATCCGTGAGGTTAGGCTTGTTTTCAGTTGCTACTTCAGTAGCCCAGCCGCTAATAATCGGCTTTTCTGTGCCTACACTATTGCTAAACCTGTACCGGATTGCCTTGACTTTTTGGTTGGTGAGGGCAACGACCTCATTGTTTGGAGCCGAAGCGCCATTGAGCGTTATAGTTCTAGAAACCGTGCTACTTTGCGCCCAATCCTTGTCCATCGTCACAGTGAGCGTAAAAGAGTTGGTTTGACCTTCTTTGACGCTAAAAAGCTGCATTCTCGGAAACACTTTGAGCAGGCTAGGGTCCTCAAGGTCTTCCCATGCCGTAATATACTCGAAGTTGATGGCTCCGGTGTAATCCTTAGGCCAGTAGTCCGAAAGTTTCCACAAAGACGATTTCAACGTACTGGAGCTGTTCAGCTGACGAGTGGCACCGTAAATTTCGTCATTGTGAACGGCCAATCCACCGAGCGCATCTAGACCGGTCCACGTGAACCATTTGTCTTCCACAAAGTCGTACACGCAAAGCACGCCCGGATTTGAAGTCGGGGAGTAGTTGATTGTTGATGGCTCAACGAATGCGCGTTCAAGTGCGGAGGCTCCGCCTCTCCGAATAGCGTCAAAGACTTGCTCCCCGGTGGTATATTCACTAGGAATCGGTTTCGGAACAAAGCAGGCATACCAACGCTTGGAGGGAACAACCACGCTCTGCGCCAAGTCCGGTTTGTAAGCATAGTCAGTTCCGCTATACGGCAAAGCATGACCGATTATTTCGTTTTGAATCGTGACCGGCAAAAGTGGTCGGCTGATATTAAAGCTGCGGATATCAGTTTGCGACATACCTTTGAGGAATACAAACCCTCTTGACCCCAGATATATGACGCCATTCGGAACAACCTGCACCGAACCTGAGGACACGCAGCCGTCAGCGCCAGACACTTTAGAGACGGTAAAAGATTCGGCAGACGAAAGAGAGCCGGAAACTGTCCAAACCCCCTTAGACGTAAGAATGTAGAGCGTATCCGCAAAGGATGCGGTTGCCATAATATCGACATCAGAGTCAGAAAACAGCAGGCTATTCGACGGAGGAAAATACTCCGAATTCGGTTCAGACCAAGCAACCTTGGTGAACGGCATGCGAATATTTTGTAGTCCCGGCTCACTCAGTTCATTTGACAAGTCACGACAGATAACAACAAGACGTGTCTGGTGCACCGATACATGACGGGTCACTCTAGGTGCGCCCGAGCGCGTGAACGCGGTATCCGCATACTGTGCGTGTGTAATTAGGGTAGCATCCGTAACTGTGTCAGTTGTAGCCGTACTCTCAGGTATCAATGCAGTTGTGGTCTGTGTAGCTGCAAACTGCTTGGCAAGATAATAAGTAGACCCGTTAGCTACAGTACGATAAATGTTCCATGTACCACCGACATGGAAATACTCTGGCCATACGGGCGGGGCAGTGCCGTCAAACATTGTGGCTGCCGTTGTGCTACCAGGTCCGTTAATTACCATTCTGCTTATTGTCGTACCGGTTGCTGCATCCCACCAATATACCTTTTCCCCAATCTGCAAATCATTCACAGTGGCGGAACCATTTCCCAGAACCGTACCGGCAACATTTTGGTATGTGTCGCAGTTGTAGTGCGGCAATCTTCGTCCGTTGCTCCGACTGGAGTAGCCATGAGAAAGCGGAATTACGCCACCGGGGACGAATTCTTCCGGTAGAGTGACAGTGAATCCATTTACCGCACCGCCTACTGTTACCGACGTGTCAAGGGGTGTACTCTCATGCACCGTCCCGTTAGGGTCATAGGTAGTAAAGGTGATTCGGTATTTATACGTACCTGCATTGAGACCGACCCCTGCGATTGCGGTTGGAGCAGTCTGAATAGCCGCTCGGGCCGCTAGGTCTGGTACACCAGCCATCATAGACCTGAAGCCGTTGAATTTCATCAATGGATGAGACTTGCCGGCCCAGAAAAGCGAATCGTTGAACGTGACATGTGAAAGTGTGTGGTCATCAAAGCCGAGCAGAGGCGGATGTAGTTCACCAGAGACAGCACTGGAAATATTGCCGATGCCAAGCCCGGTTGCAGTTGGTACCTTGAACAGAGCATGTGCGTAAATGTATAAGGCAGCACCGGGGCTGCTAGGAACACCGACATTAGCAATACCGTCCGTTATGAACATCGTATTTGCCAAAAATCCGGTTTGGCCGTAGCTATCGATTGGAGGAGTCCAACCGCCAGGGATTGCACCACCAAGATTGGAGAAAGTGAAGACATCGGAAATGGTCTGTGCCATAACTTCTACCGAGTCTACTTTCAGTCTGAAAATGAGTACGCCATTTTCCCAATTCATCGAATGCTGAACAAGGGCGTTGCTTGAATACTGCTTGGCAATGACAATCACGGGCACAACGCGAAACAAGTTGCTAGAGGTACACATGTACAACTCTGGACAAGCGCGCTGATGATTAACATCCCCACCCCGGATGGTAGCAAGAGGAATCACAGCCGGAGGAGTACCGCCGCCGTATCCCGTCCAAAGGTCTTTGTATAAATCGCAGTTATACGAGAAGAGTCCAAGGCTTCCGAATCGAGTAAATTTTAGCGGTGCAAGAGCCGGTGGACCAGCATATGTGTAAACAATTGGAGGCGCGTCAGACGTGGATAGGTCAGTGACTTTCTGGCAACCAGGGCGCTGAACGATATGACCGTACTCATCAATGTACCAGTTAGCGCCCTGGGCGGTATCCTTATCTTGCGTAAGGGGATTCGGAGTTGTTGCATACCCCTTGAAATCTTTACGCACGATTTTTCGGTAGTTATCAGCCATGATTTCTTAGTGATAATCTTCTGTGTAGTTCAACATGGAATAGTCTAGAATCGGAATCGCTACAATGTCCTCTTCCAGGCCGGCAATCGAGTCGATAATTTCCTGTTCGATGGCGGTCAGCAGCGGTGAAGTATCCATTAGGTTCGCGTTGCTGTCTCGCATCTGCGTGCGCAATACTCCGTACTCCAGAAGATACCGCTCACAGATTGGAAGCAGGGAAGAGTGTGTAGTCGCGTTCTTTCCGAAAACAACGTAAGAGCCGACTGCAATGGATTCACCGGAACCTAACGTATGGTTGCAAGTCGCTACGTTCGTAGTAGAGTTGTAACTAACGATAGGGATGTTTACCGCGGTTTGCACACCATCTTTGTTAACAATGGAAATGTATTCTACATACCCATTCTCAAGGTCACTCTCACTCTCGGCAATCAGCAGAGAGTTGGAAGTAAGCGTGATGCTGGTGACATTCGTGCCACCGGAGGCGTAGCTAGCTACCTGCCCCCTGCGAATGTCGATGGTGGGAATTGTATACTGATAGTTGAGCCGAATGCCGTTCGTGATGCTGCTGGACGGAATAGGTGAGAGAATAAGCGTCCCGTCACGCAAGAAATACGAATCCGGGTAACCGGCTACACTAATTTCCTGACGCGGAGAACGTAAATCAAGGGGTGCGTAATTCTGTGCGCTGCCGTTGTGGCTGTAATCCACCTTGATAATGTTGTGCTTGAGGAGAATGTCAGTCGGCAGTGTGTACGAAGCCTGGTTCGCTACCGTGCTGATGAAGCTCTCTTTGGTGAAGAGGCTAGAGCGCTCCATTGAGATTTTGTTGAAGATTCTGTCTTGCGCTTCGTTGAGATAAGATACAATTTCGCGCTGCGGCACACCATTAGTGGCACTGTAGCTTTGATTGCCCGTGCGGTCGCGGATTGCCCGGACCAAAATGTCTGCTCGTGATGTCGCCATGTATCATAAATTACCCAAGTTGCTTCTTAATCATCGCTACCGCTGCGGCCTTCTTCATGTCCTTGTCGGCACTGTCAGAAGGCTTGAGAGATTCGTCTCCAACGGCTTTTGTCTCGCCTTCTTCAGTCGCTTCATCAACTTCCGACGATTGCTCCTCAGCACTATCGCCAGGCAGCATGTCGCGAATCTTCTGAATCATTGCGCCCATCGAATCAAGCGCCTCAAGCACAGCCCCAAAATCAGCCTTTTCCATGTCTTTCCTCTTATTATCGCCTCAAGTACGCTCGTGAGAGCACTTCGTCCATACCAATGTTCGCAGTTCTTCGAAGGTCGCGGTTACCGCTGATATTTCCAATATTGCTTTGAATGGCCGAGAGCAGCAGGTTTTGCAGCGCATCGCGTTTACGACCGGCAAACAACTCCTGCTCGGACTTCAGCTGCATCTTCGCCATGTTTTCAGACGCTGCTCGCGACAAATCCGCTTGCTGAGCCGATGACTGGATAGCCGCTTGCTGAGCCGCCAACTGCGCTATCGTTCCGAGAGTCGCACCGGCCGCCTGAATTCCAGCCCCAGCCGCAGCAGCACCACCAGCTGAGAGTCCACCACCGTTACTCGGAGTCGGTGTAGATGCAGCCGGGGGTGCAGAGGTTTCCGGTACCTCAAGTGGGGTGCGCTTGGGCCAATCGGACTGCCAGCCTGTGAACATCTGCGAAAATGCCATGAGGTACTACCCTAAGAAGGCCTTGGCCAACGTGTTTTGAATGTCGGAACGGGCCGCCATACGACCTTTGGACTGTTCACGAGCACCGCTAGCCGCCTGGTCATACGCACTCATCAAGCCCTGTTGAGCCGCTACCTGGCGCTGCTCCTTGGCTTGCCGTTGCTGCTCGGCAATCTGCATCTTGGCCAGCCGTTCACGCATTGCTCGGTCAGAGGCCGCCATTTGCGATTGACGCTCAGCGGCTTCACCTTGACCAACGGCCCCAGCGATTCCGCCCGCGGCAGCACCTACAGCACCGATGATAGCCGGGAGCAACGCCAGCAAGGCCGGACAATTGGTCCTGGTGCCGCTAGCAAGGTCCTTATACGATGCAGTGCAATAAGCATAAAACTTACTCCACGTATGTTTGAGGTGCTTCAACATGCATATTACGAATCCTGTCCAAGAAAGCTGCGAATCAACGATGGGGGCGCCAGAATCGAGTAGCAAGCAGGCACCAGACCCCTAGGCGTACCAAAGCAAATCTTGGCTTGAACTATCCCTACTAAAACATTATTCGCCACTGCCGGACCGCCTGAATTGCCACCCGCAATTAGTACGTCAGAAATCATGACCGGTCTCGGCTTAGAACTGCGGTCCTCAAAGGTAATCTTGTCGTATCCACTGACTACACCTGACGTTGTACGTCTGGGTCCGCCAGCTGGATACCCTTGTACGACAATTCTCGTACCCTCGTCTGGGTTCGTGCTTGCGATAGCTAGCACAGTCACCGAGTTACAAGGTATCAAAGTGTCCACAACCGCCAAATCGGCCGCTGCATCAAACTTTGTCACAATGCCGAACATAAGCTCTTTTCCACATCGCATGAAGACCGGTTCATACAGGCCCTCAACCGCATGCGCAGCAGTGAGCGCATGCGTTGGCGAGAGCAGAGCAGCAGAGGCTACCGTATCACCTTCGAGGTCTAGAATCGGAACAGAGTAGTTAGGTGCCGAAGATGCCACCGGGGCGGCAGAGAGAAAAAGTGAAGCAATAATTCCAAGCAACATGCGTTTTTAACCGCCCTAACCTACCGTAACCTTGCGTTGCAAAAATTGCAACAAAATATTAGAACCTACATTGACTTACGGTAGCCGCACCATAAGACGGGGCTACAGCCATTTTGAGCTTGGGAGAGTAGCAAATTGCGCGCTGCTGCATGGTCCCAGGTCGCTGCATGTTATGCCAGATAACGCCATCATAGCTAAACCCTGAGTTACTATTAGCTCCGGTTTGCCCACCAATTAAGTAAACATCAGGGCCAGGACACCAGACAATGCCGGCTCCCGCACTTATCGTTTCCAGTGTGTCTATTCTTGTCCAGCGCTTGCCATCTCTTGATGTATACACTCGGTTAGACGTGCCCAAACAAGTAGCGACAAACATCCCCAATTTTGGGGACCACTCAACGCCCGTACATGTTTCTCCGGCCGTGAATCCCGTTGTAGCAGCAGTCCATGTGATACCGTCCAGAGACCACATCGCATCTCCGCCACCAGAGCGGTCACAGCTAGCCACCCAAATTTTCAATTCCGGAGACCATGCCGGGAAAATGTACACACCTGCTGGCGTTGTCCTTTGGGTCCAGTTTATGCCGTCCGGGCTCGTTGCGGCACATGTCGTATCATTATCAAAATTGATTGCGACAAACTGGCGCTGCTCATGTGAGTAGCGAACACCACGCCAGAGGCCGGCTCCAAGGGTAACGGCAGTCCAAATGATACCGTCATAGCTGATACACCCTTGCGCGGTTGCGGAAGCTACTGCAACAAAACAGCGAAGGTCAGAAGACCAGCACACGCTTCGCCATGTACCGGATGGAACCGTACGGTTTATCCAATTAACGCCGTCTCTAGAGGTCATACAGGCGCTGGATTCCCCCACCGCAGCAAAAATGCCTAGTTCTGGAGACCAACACACATCTGACCATGTACCAGAAGACGGACAGCTAGATACCGTCCAGCGTGGGACGATATTAGAACGGACTTGAATCCTACCGCCTAACCGACCGCTAAGACGGTTTCCTCCAGGAGGAAGCAAAGTGCTACCGGTGGCCCGGCGCCGTTTGGGCATGTCTGGAACATTTTTCGCCATCGGCGTACCTACAAATATTAGTAGTCTGCGTAAACAGCGCTAGGCTTCAACAGAGCGGCGATAGTCGTACCAATGGTGCAGGTCAGCTTGTAACCGGCCGGCAATGGCAAATCGAGCTGAATCGTGGTCTCTGCGAGCGCGGCAACTTCGGACAGCGTGGTCGCTGCGATGGTCGCTTCCGTGAAAAGCACGTTGTTCGTAGCAACAGTAGGGTCACTGCCGTTGTTAATGAACAGACGAAAAACCGTCGCGGTGTTGGTACCAGTAGCGCGCACGCGAACATAGTCCACACGCGAGCCGTTCGCACCAGCCGTCATAATCGTGCTAACTGTGCCCGTGCCGTCCTTAGCAGTGTTAGCCGTTTGTAAGTCAGCGCCCCAGGAAACCTTGGGCGACAATGGGAAGATTGGAACGGTATTAGCCGCCATGAACTAGAGACCTCCGAAATTTGTTTGCTGAACCACGGTCAGAGCCGCAGTAATTACCGCGTTGTTGATACTGGTAGCTGTTGCAACACCAAGCACTGGAGTCACGAGCGTTGGTGTATTCGCAAAAACCAGCGCTCCCGTGCCAGTCTCATCGCTAATCACACCCGCCAGTTCAGACGAACTAGTAGAGGCGTGCACAGACAGCTTATCCGTTGTTACAACTAGGGTTTTGCTTGTAGGAATCGTAGTACCATTAATGGTACCGGGCGATGTTATGTTGTTGCTGTCATCAACAATGAGGCCAGAGTTCTGCAACAGCTTTCCGCTGGTACCGTCAAAACGCACTACTGCATTGTCGGTCGAGCTTGCAGCCCCCGTAGTATCTCCAGAACCGCCCCCGCCTCCAGAACCAATTGGACCAAAAGCTGACATGCGTTACGCCAGTCCTTGCATTGCGGTAATAGCAAGCGTTGTCGCAGCGGAGCCGCCCGTTCGTTTTCCAACAACCCGAACCCATTTGTAGCAAGCCGGGATTGGGATAACGATTTGACCGTTACCCAACATCTGGAAATTAGCCGTGCGAATAGGAATTGTAGAATCCGTCCCGCTCGTTGTCGGACTGCCTTGCGCTGCTAGGTCAAACCAATCTGAGCTACCGGGGGCGGTGTCACCAGCCGTCAATGCGGCTTGTGCCTTGATTTCGACGGAAGTCGCGTCAAACCCAGCTACAACACAGAACAACAACAGCTGGTTGAAATTCTGCATACGATAGGTACTGACGTTGGAGCTATCATACGAGGTGCCTAGAGACGTAGTGGCAGCTCGCAAGACCTTTCCGTCTGAGGAGACTTGTGGATTATAGCTCATAGGTCACCTCAATTAGAGGACATCGGCCGAGTCAAAACCCGTGACCACGACATGGAAGCCCGTGGGCGCACCAGCAGCCGAAGCATCATTCTCAACACGCCACGAAATAGCCGTGGTCGAGGTAGAAACGATGTTGCAGATATACGACACGCCCGTACCAGATTCCAATGCTTGCACGGTAAACGCGGGCGCTCTTCCGAACGGCTCCGCAAATTGAATCGTATAGACGTTGTTGGCCTGCTCCGAGCAGTAGCCGCGTGTCCAGCCTTCCGGCATGATTGTTGACGTTTGAGTCGTATTAGACGCGGAGGCAGCTTCTACCGGCACGCTGGACTCAGCGATACGGAAAACTTCAACCCGCGGATTTCTTTGCGGAGATTTAATACTGTTGCGCATGATTTTTCTATTACCTTTTTTGTATATGCAAAACGAAAATGCAGGGAGGGGGATGGATTCGGACCATCACCCCGCCCTGCAAAATTCTAGAGATTACGCTTCGGAGGCCCAGACGCCCTTACCACCGATAACCCACCAACCGGTGGAACCATCGCTAACAAGCACGAGATAGTCACCCTTCTTCGCCGTTGCCTTCGTGTTGATGGCATCTTTGTCGACAGTGCCGCTAAACGACACAAGGTCACCGGTAGCAGCGCCGTGCACGCCACCGAAAATACCATCCGAAGAGTGCGGGCTTATGCTAACTTTCGCCGCACCATCCGCACCCGTGTTCTGCACCGTGATACGCTTGCCAGCATTACCAGCCGCAGCATCCGGCAACGTGATAACCGCGTTATCAGTCGCCGTCTGGATAACAGCATCGCCATCAACGGCTGAACCAACCGTGTACGCCGCGCCACCCGCAACAAGCTTTTGCAGACCGGTAATACGACCGGTCACATCAAGTGAACTGGCCATAGTAGCCGCGCCGGTAACAGCGACAGTGCTATCAAAAGTAGCCGCACTAGCAATAGGAAACGTAGCGGTACCGTCCAAGGCATTGGCCAAGGCGAGTAAATCTTTGGGACTTGCGTGATAAGCCATGTAGTTTTCTCCCTTTTTGCGAATTACGCGAGACCGTAAAGAACGCCCTGAGCAGCCGGGTGGCAGAACAGTTCGCCGTAGCAAGCGTAACGCGCTTCATACGCATCAGCCGAGCTGGAACGCAGGAGCACCGTGCCGTCTTCGTCCGCCCACTTCGGGGCTTCCGCGGTCAACAGCATGATGTTGTCCGTGTTCAGCGCAAAGAAGTGGTCATCCGGGCACATGCGGTCAGGAACAATCGCAACCTCACCCGAGTTAGTAATCCACTCGATACCTTTGAAGTTAAACGCCGCCTTGTTGAAAATCGGGTCCCGGTTGCTAACCGCGCAATAACGCAACTTGTCACCAAGCAGGTTCTGAATCTTGCGGTACTGCTTAAAGCTCGTCACCAACAGGTCCGGGCTCTCGCCCGAGTTGAATTCGACTTCCGTCACCAGCTGGTTAATAAGGTCCGTGGTAACACCAGCGCTGGAAGCATCAACCTGCGAAGCTTGCCAACGATTACCAATCGAAAGACCATACTTCGTGCTAGAAGTCGCCTTGGTAACACCAAGAATCGACTCAAGGTCATTGTCCTTCGACCGCTGCATATAAACCTTCGCGCTCGTCGCCGAAGCACCGGTAGCCGCCGCGAGGGTAGCCGAGGTACCAACAAGCGAAACATCGCGAGTCGTATAGTTCACCGCCGTGATTTCGAGCTGGGTCGTCTCCGAACCAACGTTCACGTAGTCTTTCTTCTCAACGAAGCTACGCACCCACGTCGAAGCAAGAGCGCGCACAACGTAGGGCGAACCCGAAGTACCTGCACCGCTAACCGTAGTCGCGTTATCACCTTCGAACAGCTTGCCATTCTCATACGCGAACAGCTGACGGCTCATGTTGCGCATGAAGGACTCAACGCCCTTCTTCACCATACGCTTGGTAGCTTGCTCGAAAGCGCTCTCTTCGCCCTTCGACGCAATCATTGCCTCGCGGTCCAGAAGAATACGCGCATAGAGCTTTTTACGCGTCAAAGAAGCGTTCTCGTCTTGGAACACGTTGCTCTCAGGCAACGAACCCGAACCAACGCTACCCGCGAAACCAAGCACGGCTTCGAGGCTGAGCGACTTACCTTTGAAGGCACCGTGCTCTTTGCGAATCTTAGAAAGCAGAGGAGTCGCAGTATTGAAAACCGCGTAGCTCTTCTTTCCGTAAAGGATTTTGAACATATTAGAAAGCGTGCTAGTAGAAGCTGAAATGTCTGCCATGAATCATAAAATCTCCGCGCCAACACATGGGGGCGCCTTACAGGTAAAAAGGAACTAAACTTTTTGGGGTTCTAACTAAAAAAGGTCTGCTTCGCTGAAGGACGTGAAATCTTCGCGTGAAGTTTTGGTCTTAGCGGTCTTTGTACCCGCCTTGGCCATAGTAGCAACCGGGGCGGCAGCAACTTTCTTACTAACAGTTGTCGCGCGCTTCTTCTGGACTGCTTCCTTGAACACTTCCTTAACGTCGTCTGGCGTCCAATCCGGGTTATCACGGAGCATCTTTGCCGCTTGGTCCCACAATTTCTCGTTCTTAGCGAGTTCTGGGTCCACCGACTCCAACACTTCTTTTGCCGTTTTATAACTTCGGTTGATACCAATTTGGTCGGCCACTACCTCAGGAGTAATCGTAGCAGGGTCCCCACCCTGTTTACGCACCAGCTCGGCCAACCCATCCCGAGTCTGGACAAACTCCTCAATCGAGGATTTCGCACCGTCTATTGCCTTGGTCACCCGCTCCTGGAATGTCCTTTCGGCCTGTTCCTGTTGCTGGCGCTGGATAGCCTGCGCATACTTCGATTTCGTATATTCTTGCTCTTCCTTGACCTCAAACAGTTCGCGTTGTTCTGGAGTCAGTTTCGCCAACTCCTGCGCCTGTTTCATCAGGGAATCGCGCAAGTTTTTCACATATTGACGAGCATCGATTTTCTCACCGAGCCCGTTCATATCAATCATTGCCTGCACAGCTTCGAAGATTTTTCCTTCGGCAGCCTTGTTGTGCATATCCGTAATCAACTGACCATGCCGCGTACGGACATTTTCGAAGTTCTGAATCTCGGCCGCAGCTTGCTTCCGCTGCGCCGCCAATTCATTGTACTTACGGTCCCAAGCAACCTTACCGGCGAAGTTCTCCAAGAGGTCCTTCACCGCCACCGGCTGCATTTTGCCGTCTACTTTCCACTCAATGACAGCCGTTTCCGACAGTGGAACCGTCGTGTCACCGGCCTTGAAGGTCAGCTGCTTTGGCTCTTTCGCGCCGGGCACCGCCGCTGTAGCTGCTGCGGCTGCCGCTGCTTTTGCAACTGCTTCTGCCTCGGCCTCTTTCGGGTCCTTAGCAACTGCCGCGTCACCGGACTCTTCCGGTGCTTCTACAGTAGTCTTTTTCTCAGCTTCGGCCGAAACATCTTTTTTTGGTGTTTCGCTCGAAGTCGCCTCTTCGTCATCGCTTCCGGAATCAAAGCCCGGAACATTTAATGAGGAGAGGTCAGAATCAAACAGGT